GAAACGTGCTACAGTATGACAAACATACACAAAGTGGTCTATGAGGTTGTCGGTAAAGAATCAGTATAAAGGAAAAAGGCTGTCCAAGGACAGCCAAAGAAATAAATATAAAAGTGCTACTGTGATGAGTATATCACATTCGGAAAGGAATGTCAATTGATAAAAGACAATTATACCTTTAAAGAAATAATCGAGGCGCAGAAAAAGCCTCTTGAAGAGAAAATACATCTATCTGTGGATGTTCTCAGAAAAGCATATGCTCTGAGCCGTCACAATGTGGCGATTGCCTTTTCGGGCGGAAAAGACAGCACGGTGGTTGCTGATCTTATAGAACGCTTTTTGCCAACAGAGTTTTTAAAAACATTCTGCATATTCGGTAACACAGGCGTTGAATTTCCTGAGAGCTTGAAATTTGCACGGAGCTATGGCAAGGAACACTTCGAAGAACGCTTCAAAGAAACTAAGTTTCTTGAGTTAAAAGAGCCTGAACTCAGATACGATTTCGCAAAAAAGATAGTACAGCGACTTGAAGAAGAAAACGCACTTGATGAAATCTTAAAGCCGGACGGAAAGTTGAAAGGCCAAAAAGCATTGATTAAAGCGGCAGAAAAGAGAGGATATATCCTTGACCGTTCTAATTGCTTCCCAATCGGTACAAAGATGACATTTGCATACTGCTTGGAGCAATATGGTGCTCCGCTTCTCGGTAAATCTGCGTCAAAACTTGATGCGCATCGTATAAACATCGAATGCTTTTTGAAATACTCAGACACTGCTTCGGAAAAAGATGAACTGAAAGAGTATTACGACACATTGAGAGAATGTAAATACTCTCAGCATTGTTGTACGTTACTCAAAAAGAAACCGAGTGAAAAGATACAGGCAGAGCTTGATTGCGATGTTATTATAAAGGGACTTATGGCGGCAGAGAGTCATACAAGAATGGTAAATGTAGCAACAAGAGGTCATATTTTTGCAAGCCATAGACCTCATGTTAAAGATGGCTCATTCTATCATGTATCGCCGATTGCGATGTGGACCGATGATGACATTTGGGAGTATATCCATAAATATGATGTAGAGTATTCGAACCTTTATGACATTACATACACCGATAAGGATGGCAAAGAAAAGTATATCAAGCGCAACGGATGTATGTTTTGCGGTACGGATATTCAGTTCAAAGATAACCATCTTTCTGTTCTTCGACAAACACATCCTAAAGCATATCGTGTTTGTATGGATCAGTATGGATATAAGCATGAGTTAAACAAGCTCTTTGAAATGAAGAAAAATCAAAACATCTTAGCGGCAACAACCGATTTAGGCAGAACAGCAAGAATGATAGATGCAGCAGGAGAACAGCTTACGCTTCTTGACGTGCGGCCTTGCGCTTATGATGATTTTGCCGAGATGGTTGATCTGAAAGGAACGGGACTTGATAACGAATACGATCCTGATGCATAATAACTGGCTGGCAATGAAGGTAATGCTTCTCATCGGACCTATAACACAGGACGAGTTCTGGGTGGCATTGCCGAAGGCTCACGCAAAACTCTTCCGCATCGTAGAAAGAGAAGGAGATGCTGGCGGAGCAAGATTAACGATAGATTATGCTGTTATGCTAATTACAGAACAGATAGTCATAGACAGAATGATGTCAGAAACATTAGGAGGTGCTACACATAATGGAAAGTCAGATTATCACAATTAAACAGTTGCCGATAATCGAAGAAAGATTGCAGCTTATCAAAGCCGAGATCGACGCTAAGACGCAGCACGTTTTAGCGCTTGACTGTAACGACGCTACAGTCAAGGCAATCAAAAGCCTCAGAGCAGATCTGAACAAAGATTTCAGCGAGCTTGAAGAAAAGCGCAAAGAGGTCAAGCGTGCGGTTATGTCACCGTATGAGCGATTTGAAGAAGTGTATACCGAATGCGTAACGAATATCTATAAGCAGACGGATGCAATCCTCAAGGGACGCATAGCGATTGTTGAAAACGCAATCAAAGCTAACAAGGAAAAGGAAATCAGAGCATACTATGACGAGTATGCGGAAAGTCTGGGTATCGACTTTGTTCCCTACGAAAAAAGCGGTATCACGGTAACGCTTTCAGCAAGCACCAAAAAGCTTAAGGAACAGGCTGCCGCATATCTTGACAGAATAGCGGACGAGCTGAAGCTTATTGGCACTCAGCCTCAGGACTTACAGCCGGAAATCCTCGTTGAATACAAGCGGACAGTCAATGTTGCGTATTCCATTCAGACGGTGATTGAACGCAAAAAGGCTATCGAAGAAGAAGCAGAGAGAGCCAGACAGCAGGCGGAACAGCAGACAATCTATGAAGCGGCTGAGGCTCGTGTCGATGAGGCAGTCGAAAGTTACGGCGAAGAACAGCAGGAAGCGATTGCACCGCCTACTGTTGCCGAAGCACAGGAACAGCCTGCAAAGCTGTACCGTGTTGCATTCGCTGTTAATGGAACGCTTGAAGAAATAAAAGCGTTAAAGAATTTCTTGGTAAACGGAGGTTACAAGTATGAGCAGTTATAATGCACCGGTCGAGAAGAAGCCTAAATTTTCGGTGGCGATAAGCACACCAACGTATCAGAATCTGATACGCAACACACTTGCCGATCCCGAAAGGGCAAAACGCTTTATTGCGTCAATCACATCTGCGGTAGCGGTCAATCCGCAGTTGCAGGAATGCGAAACATCTACGATTGTAGCAGGCGCACTCCTCGGCGAAAGCCTTAATCTTTCGCCGTCACCACAGCTTGGTCAGTTCTATTTAGTACCGTTCAAGCAGAAAGCAAAGTATGACCGTAATCGTAATCTGATTTCGCCCGAATGCGTCAACGCACAGTTTGTTCTTGGCTACAAAGGCTACATACAGCTTGCAGTGCGTAGCGGTATGTACCGCAAGATAATTGTCCACGAAATCAAGGACGGTGAACTGATACGCTGGGATCCGCTGATGGAAGAATTTGAAGCGAGCTTCATCGAAAACGAAGAAAAGCGTGATAAGACAGACACTATCGGATATTACGCAATGTTTGAGTACGTTGACGGATTCAGGAAAACGCTGTACTGGAGCAAGGATAAAATGCTTGTGTATGCAGACAAGTACAGCCCTGCATTTAGTAAAGATGCGTATGCAAAGCTGATAAACAACGAAATCCCGGCAAACGAGATGTGGAAATACTCGTCGTTCTGGTACAAAAGCTTTGATGATATGGCGAAAAAGACTATGATACGTCAGCTGATCAGCAAGTGGGGCGGAATGGCGGTAGAACCGCTGAGAGTAGCGCTTGAACACGATAACAACGTTCTTCAGCGTAGTTCTGACGGCTTTGAAAATATCGCAACCGAAGCGGACGTAATGCTCGCAGAACCGCACCTTGTAAGTAATAACGAAGTAACACAGCCCGAAGTTGCTGATGTTGTAGAGAATATAAACCTTGAAGACTTATGATTAAGTACGAGATAATCTCCACCGGCTCGCAGGGCAATGCTGTGGTTATCGAGGATAACATTCTGATTGATTGCGGTGTGAGCTACAAGCTGATACGTCCTTATGCGGACAAGCTGAAGCTTGTGTTGCTTACGCACATTCATTCAGACCACTTTAATAAATCCTCGATACGCAGTCTTGCGAGGGACAGACCGTTACTGCGTTTCGGTTGTTGCGGTTGGCTTGTTCCTGTGCTTTTAGATATGGGTATATCCAAACGCCGAATAGATGTTTTCGAGTACGGCAAGATGTACGGTTACGGGATATGCAATATAATCCCTGTACCGCTAAAGCACAACGTACCAAACTGCGGCTATAAGCTACATTTTGGTGACAAGGGCAAGATGATATATGCCACCGACACAAACAATCTTAACGGTGTTACAGCCCGCAATTATGACCTGTATATGATAGAGGCTAATCACACAGAAGCCGACATCAAGGAACGCATCACAAAAAAGAAAATTGCAGGCGAATACGCCTACGAAATTCAGGCAGAGAAAAATCATCTGTCTAAAGAAAAATGCGATGACTTTATTTACAGAAACATAGGTCCTAACGGCGTATATGTGTATATGCACACTCACAAGGAGCGTGATACAGATGATAACGACCGGAAAGATACTTAAATTTGACAAGCACGGCAATAAGCTGTTGCTGGAACTTCCCGAAAACGTTGAACGGGAATTGATACAAAAGCATATCGGCAGTGTAGAACTGCGACTGAATGACGGTCGCAGGATCTCCGCCGATCAAAGAAGAAAGATATTCGCTATCGTTCGTGACATTGCATTGTGGAGCGGGCATGAGCCTGAATTTATCAGGGCATACATGACGTGGGACTACATCAATCGTCACGACGGCGAATGGTTTTCTCTGTCCGATGTCGATATGACAACGGCAAAGGACTTTATTACACATCTAATAGAGTTCTGTTTTCATTGGGACGTGCCGACAAAAGACACGTTACTGCATGAAACAGACGATATAGGTAAATATCTGTATATGTGCCTTGAACACCGCAAATGCGCTATATGCAACGCACGAGCGGAAGTACACCATGTAGACCGCATAGGCATAGGCGGAAATCGTGAGGAAACAGTCCATGTAGGAATGAGGGCGATCGCTCTGTGTCACGAACATCACATGGAAGCACATATCAGAGAAAAAGAGCTGTTTGAAGAAAACTACATCTACGGTATAAAGCTTGACGAATACTTATGTAAAAAGCTCAGGCTTAACACAAAGTCAAGGAGGTAGCGATGGCAAGACCTCAATGCGACGGTTTGTCGTACTTTCCTTTTGATGTGGACTTTTTTTCGGATAGAAAAATCAAGATTATACGAGGCTCGGAATATGGCACTGATGCGATAATAATTTACATTTACCTGCTTTGTGAGATATACAAAGGCAAGGGGTACTACATCGCATACGACGACGATTTGGTGTGCTGCGCAAGTGCAGACACAGGAGTGCCGGAGGGCAAGACAAGGCAGATAGTACAGCTCCTCGCAAGCAAGTCACTGTTTGATAACACACGGTTTTCGGCGGACAACTTACTTACTGCTGCATCAATACAAACACGTTATCAAGAAGCAAAAAAATCCACAAAAAGAGACGTGTTTGTGGAACCCAGCGTTTGGATTTTAAACGAAGAAGCGACGTTAGGGTTTATTAAAGTGCACCCAAAAGAGAGTTTTTCCGAGAAAAACCCCGGTAAATCCGAGAAAAACCCCGGTAAATCCGAGAAAAACCCTACAAAAGAAAATAAAATAAAAGAAAATAAAAATAAAATAAATAAAAATAAAACCGCAACAGCTATCGCAGTTGCTCCGGAGCTTGAGCCGGTATGGCAGGCATTCATCGAAATGCGAAAGAAAATGCGCAAGCCGATGACAGAGTACGCAATGGAAATAACAATCAAAAAGCTTGAAACTCTTGCGCCCGGTGATACGGTAACGCAAAAGAAGATTCTTGAACAATCTGTTGAGCGTTCATGGCAAAGCGTGTATGAGCTAAAAGAGAAAGGCGGCGTGAACAATGGAAGAACTGAAAAACCTTTCAAACCAAGCGATTGGTAATGTTCACGGTCCTATCTATACAAGCAAAGAAGTCGAAGAATTGGGAATACCGAGTACGCAACCTGTTCCAAAACCGGAAAAGTGCAAATACTGTGGGAAAACGTTGTACTACGAGTGCGTTGTACTTATGGGGCAGGCGATGATCTGGAATCTTGAAAAGCCACGTTGCGATTGCGAAAAAGCGGTTGCGTTTTGGAAAGGCTGGGATGCTAAACAGGAAAAAATCAAAAAAGAAAAAGAGCTTGCCGAAGAACAAGAGCTCAGAAAGCAGAAAATTGAAAGCATACTCGGCAAGTCGGGAATAAAGAAACGTTACCTATCACGGACGATAGATAGCTTTTCCGTTACCGCTGAGAACAAAAGGTCGTTTGAAGTGGCGACTGATTATATCAAGAATTTCAGAGAATACTTCACTCAGGGTAAAGGGCTATATTTAGAAGGTCCGTGCGGAACAGGTAAAACGCACTTGGCGATTGCAATTGCGCTTGCAATCATCAATACAGGAGTTCCGGTTATCTGCAAAACGTCAATAGACATTCTCGGCGATATAAAACGTTGCTACGAGCGCAACAGCGAAGTAACGGAAGAGGAAGTCCTCGAAGCATACAAGACTGTTGACTTGCTGATAATAGATGATCTTGGAAAGGAGCAAGTGACAGAATGGTCGGTGCCCGTGCTGTATAGCATTCTGAACGAACGCTATGAAGCACTACTGCCGACAATAATCACAACGAATTATAACACATCCGCTCTTGCAGAAAAGTTATCTGCAAAGGGCGACACAGAAACAGCTGCGGCAATAATCAGCCGATTTGTTGAAAGCTACAAGCGAGTAACAATGGCTTGGGCTGATTATCGCAGGAAGGGATAATACAATGGAAAATAAAGAAAGTGCTATGACCAAATTAAACAACGAAGCTGCTACAGTTAGCGGCTACAATGTGCCGGCAATCGCTATCAGAGATCATGTTGCTCAGCGCATAATGACCGATGCCATTTACGCCGAAAAAGTGATAGCCGAGGGCAAGACGCTTAGCAAGTGCTATCAGTACATATCGGATATAGCGTACGAAAAAGCCCGTAAAATGAGCAATACAGACAAGCGGGGCGGAATAATGATAGGAATGTCTTCTGAGGAGATATTTGCACTCGCAGACGAATACTACACGCTTTCTGATGATGAACTGAAGAAAAAGCTTGAAGCAGAAAGGCCGAAGCCTGCACCTGCCGAAAAGGCTGAAACGACTAAGAAGAAAATAGCGGATAAACCTAAGAAAACAAAGCCTGCCGAGGAAAAAGAAGAATTAGAACAGTCCTCACTGTTCGATATGGGTGTGGAGGAAACAGAAGATGATAGCATATAAAGCTTTCAACGAAGATCTGACCTGCCGTAAGTACAAATTCAAGGAAAATGAGCCTAACTACACAGATAAGGCTAATTGCAGGGAAAATGGATTCCACTGCGCCGAAAATCCGCTTGACTGCTTATCATACTACCGCTTTGATAACTGCGTGATTTACGAGGTAGATGCAACAGGCGATGTTGATGAGGATGATATAGACAGCAAGATAAGCTGTACTGTTCTCACGCTCCGCAAAAAGCTTGATGTGCTTGATTTTGTAAAGGCGGCGGCAAAATACATCACGCTGCACCCATACCGTGAACAGAATCACCATGTACATAACGATATGGCTTGTGGCAAAGAAGGCGATAAGTTCCTTATCGTCCGTGGGAAAACAATGGCAGTATGCGCACAGAAAGACACCGTAGTGTGTATGCTCAAAGAAAGCCAGTATAGCAAAGAAATACTGTGGTATTCGATTTTTAAGGTTGACGGTAAATCAATGTTGGCAGGTGTGCCGTACAACGAATACGGCGATATAGTGACAGAGGCAGAAATGGAGGCCCTTCATGAAATTAAAAGAGCTGAGTAAGCTTCCGAAAATCACTGCACCAAAGTCGTTCGTTGAAAAGGCAGGAAAAGATACTCCCCGTATGATAAAAAAATACGGTTCGACCGAGTACAGATATGAAACAAGGGAGTATGCAAAATGCCGAATGTACGGCGATATAATCAAGGTTGCTTTGTTTTACACAAAGAACTTGCGGCTCGGAGCAACAACACCGGCATACGAGATATTCATTGATTACAAAAATGAAGATTTTATCACTTACGATTACAGCGCAAACCGCTGGAGCAACGCCACGATAGAAAAACTTGACACAAGCTTTTATTGGTGGTCCGAAGCAAAAGAAAAAAAGTATATGTCGGTCAAAGACAGAGCACTTCTGAAAATAAACTTGAAAATCGAGGAAGACGATAGTTGTGTCGACTATTACGGTATTCGGAAGTTTCAGCAGAGAGTCCGAGAACGTCAGCTGCTCGCAAGGCATAAGAAGGATACGGATAAATGGGACAAGGCAATGAATAAAGTTGCAGATCTGCCTAAAGACTGGGATAGGTTTGTTGCTAAAACAGTTATCAAAGATCAGTATATTTTCTACGAGTATAGCAGAAAAGATGAAAAAGACGGGTACTGTACCTGGTGTGAAAATTATGTTAAGGTTAAGAACCCTAAGCATAACTTTAATGGTCTCTGCCCTCATTGCGGCCACGAAATTCAATATAAAGCTACCGGCAAAACAGGCGCATTCTACACCAAAAACTTTGTCGCATATCTTGTTCAGCCGTATGAAGATAACTTTGTAATTAGGGTTTTCGAGGCTCGTTGCCGTTATGAAAAAGATAAATTCGGCGGATTAAGCAGAAAAGCACGGGTATATGCAGCAGAGAAACTGCGTTATATATACGACGGCAACAATTCAGCAATCGGATATAGCTATGAGTTATATAAACAACGTGAAGTACGGTGGTGTTGCTTTGGCAATACTTCTCCGAGCTATTTTAACAGTTGGTTCGGAATTGTGTATAAAAGAAATTTGTGCGGCAAGATCGTTAATCGCCTGTGCAGAACCGGACTTATTGAATACATCAAGAACACAGAAAAATGCGATCCGAGAGTATTCTTAACCGAGCTAAAGCGTTCGCCCGGTGTTGAACAGCTTGCAAAAGTCGGCCTGCACCGCCTTATAAACGACTGTATTTACAACTATCGCTACGATTGCGACTATAGATTTAACGGCGGAGAGCCGGCAAAAGCACTGCATATCGACAAATACCGCATGAAACGGCTCGTAAAAAGTAACGGCGGTCTTGTATATCTCGAGTGGCTAAAAAATGAAAAAGAAAAGAACACTGTATATGATGATACGACAATACAGTGGCTTGAACAACAGAATATCAGACCGGAGGATATAGAATTTATTTCCGACAAAATGAGTGTTCAGCAGATAAAAAACTATATATGCCGTCAGATGTCCGAAAACAGTATGACAAGCAGAGGTGTAATACAGACGTGGAGCGATTATCTTGGTATGGCCGAACGGCTGAAAATGAATACATCTGATCCTATCGTGTACCGAGCGAAAAAGCTCAGGCAGCGTCACGACGAACTGGTAAAAGAGGTTGATGACAAAGAACGTGCGTTAAGAGCGGTTGAAATCAGCAAGAAATATCCTAACATAGAAACGGTTTTGCAAAAAATAAAGCCAAAATACGAGTATGAAGACGAAACGTACTCAATACTCATACCGCAGAATATAGAGGATATACTTGCCGAAGGAGCGGCACTGCACCACTGTATAGACAAAACAGACAGATATTTTGACCGCATAAATGTACAGGAATCATATCTGATGTTCTTGCGCCGAACAGCCGAAAAGGACAAGCCATATTATACCCTTGAAGTTGAACCGAACGGCACAGTACGGCAAAAGCGGACGGAATTTGACAGGCAGAACCCCGACATAGAAGACGCAAAAACGTTTCTGCGCAAATGGCAGAAAATAATATCAAAGCGACTTAGCTCCGAAGATATGAAACTCGCAAGCAAAAGCAAGAAACTGAGGAACGAGGAGTTTGAAGAGCTTGAACGCACAAAGGCACAAATCCGCAACGGAGCGTTGCAAGGACATTTACTTGTTACGGTGCTTCGGGAGGATCTAATGGAAAATACAGACGAAAGCGAAAAGGTGAGCGTATGATAAGAATATATCCTCAGAGAGGCGGTGCACTGAACGAAAATGACAGACTTGACCTCGCACGACTGCTGATAAAAGCCGGATATAAAGTGAGGATCGGCAAAGAAAAAATGAACGGCGGTAGCACATATACCTACTTCATCGAATACGAAGAGGTGCGCAATGGCACTTAATCTCACGAAAAAACAGCTGAAAGCTCTCGGAATATCAATTCCAGAGAGCGAGAAGCCGAATAAATATCGCTCAAAAGCCTGTAAAATCGACGGTATAACGTTTCAGAGTACAGCAGAAGCAAATTACTACTACAAGCTTAGAATGCTTGTAAAGGCTAAAAAAATCGCCGGTTTCTGCCGTCAACCACGTTTTGTTATAACCGAGGGCGATAACAATACACGTTGCGTAGAATATGTTGCTGATTTCATCGAATTTCACAATGACGGAACATATCGCATTGTAGATGTCAAAGGCGTTCAGACACCTGTGTTTAAGCTCAAAATGAAGAGCCTGCACGAAAAATACCCGACGATAAAAATAAACTTGGAGGATTAAAAGATGATGGCTAATAGAAAAGAACTTTCGGATAAGCTTAAAAAGCTCAAGGATGTAATCATGAAAGACTCAGGTGCGCTTTTCCGTGACGGGAAAATCATAGCGAGCAATCCTGCGTTCGCTTTATCTGTTGATTTTGACTGCGGTAACGCCGAAGAATTTGCACTGCCGACAACAGCTATCAGTTTCATCGAAAATATGGTTGATGAAGAAATCGAACTTCAGCCGAGCAAAAACAAAATTGTTGTCAAGGGCAAGCGCAACAAGGGAACATTCGCTACAGTTGCACCGTCAATCTATCATGTAAGCGAGCCGGAAGTGAATGACACACTTCTGGCGTTTGCAGATGACGATTTTCTGCGGGCGGCCAACAGCGTAACATACGCTTGTAGCGTTATTGATACACGACCGGCGCAGATGGGCGTATTGCTTGACAGCGACGAAAATGGAAAGCTGAATATAATCGCAAGCGACGGAGTTAAGCTAGCCGCAAACTCGGTTGATTACAACGGTGAGATCAGAGCGGTAATACCTAAAGCTGCATTTAAAAAGCTTTTGTCGATTTCAAGCGGCAACGGTATCACACTAAAAAAGACAAGCAGTACAAATCAGCTGGCGTTTGAAACAGGAGAATACACGCTGTTTGTTCAGCTGTTGGAAAACAATTTCTTTAACTACAAGCCACTACTGGAGCTTGCAAGCCCCAGTAGCGAAAATGAGCTGAAAATCAACAGCGTATCGCTTCTTAATGCACTTCAAAGAGCAAAAATATGCGAGGGTACCAAACGTTCAGCAATTGTGATGACGCTTGAAGAAAGCATGAATACGGTGATGATTAAAACGACCGATTCCCTTGAAGCGTTTTCGGAGGAAATCGAGATAGAAAACACCGTCGATAAAGCGGTGAGTGTAGCATTTAACGGTGATTATATGAGTGAGATGCTCCACGCTGCGGGTGCAGATAATCCGTCAATAACACTGACTGTAACAGGTAGTGGAAAGCCGATTATAGTCAAGAGTGCAGGCGGCTTTATAGGTTTGTTACAGCCCATACGAATGAAAAAGTAAGGAGAGTAACCAATGAAAACCCTGAATGAAATAAAAGAGCTGCCTAACCTGATGATACAGCATATCGCTGTAGACGGAGGGCTCGGAGTGTTATTCAAAGCCGGCAAAAGCTTCGCAACGGTTGTATGGAGTAACGGCGGCGGGTGGGAACACGTCAGCATTAGTCCGTTTAAGCATTCGTATACGCCGACATGGGACGAAATGTGCAAGCTGAAAGATATGTTCTTCTATAGCGATGAAACGGTAGTGCAGTACCACCCTGCGAAAAACGAGTATGTAAACAACCTACCGAACTGTTTACATCTTTGGCGACCTATCAACGAGAAAATGCCTGCACCGCCGTCAATCTTTGTAGGCGTTAAGCACGGTCAGAGCATTGAGGAAGTCAAAGCGGCTATAAAAGAGTATGATCATTAAGCGAGGAGCAAAGATGAAAAAATTTGATAGAATAGAAGCTGTTGACTACTACATAAAAGGTGAGTATCACTGCGACAAATGTCCGTTCTGCTGGGGTGGCGAATATATGCCCGGATGTGATGATTATGACGATGCCGGGTGTTATATCTTCGGAGATCTTCGTGATACTTGTCGGTTAATACCGCCGATCCGCTTTATTCTCGGATGGGGCAGGAGAAAGAGAACGGAATATTTTCGGGCACACGAATACGACGATTTTTCAGAATGGTATGCAGAAAAAGAGAAAAAAGAAACTGCATTTATTCAAGCCTTTAATGACAGAATTTTCTCACATTTTGCGCTGTTTTGGAAAGATAAAGACGGCAATATTTTCGGTAATCCTATTGACGCAGAGAGATTTTGCGAGTTTGATAACATGATGCGGCTTCTGGGTGACTGTGAAGATATATTTGCTCCGCCGTCATATGTACCACTAAAAAAACGATGGGCGCAGCTCGTCAATGACACATGGCACAAGTTTATCATGATCTTTAAGCCATACTTTTGTAAGTGAGGTGCAACAGATGAAGTATTATAACAATAAACGCTATAACAGCGCAAGACGTTCCAGAAGATTACGCAAAATGTTTGAGAAAACGTGTCCTAAAGCAAATTACTGCAAGAACGCAGACAGATGCGACTATGAGCATACCTTTGTTGGCGAGAAGCTGTGTTTTGAAAGGAAGGAGTACGACAAATGAAAATAGCGGAAAATATTCAGAAACTGATTTGCCTTGCAAAAGAGCATCCAGAACTGCCTATTATTGCAATGGTGGACGGGGAAATCGTCGGTGATGACTGTGGCCGTTGGGTTGGCGACTTTGGAAGCGTAGAACTCGGAGAGTATGCGTCCTATAATGAGCGTCTTTTTGATGATCGAGAGGATTTTAAGGACGCATATTACTGTTACAACGACGACGAACTTTGTGAGAAATTCAAATATAAGCCGGGTATCAATGAATACACCCTTAAGAACAGGCTTTGCACGAGGGAGCAGTACGAGGAAAACGAGGAAAGCGAAAAGCAACTTGAAGCATATCTCGATGAAGTGGCGAAGCGAGCTTTCAAAGCGGCGATTATCGTCAATATCGATCTCCCAAATGATGTTGAGAAATTTGAGGAGGCTGTCAAATGAGAGAAATATTATTTCGTGGGAAGCAAGCAGATAACAGCGAGTGGATTGTAGGTAGTCTTTTGCAAGACGATGACGGCAAGACTTATATTGTCGGATATGAGCATCGTGGTGGAATAGACGGAATGATAGATGCCGAATTAACTTCGTGGGCTGTTATACCCGAAACCGTAGGTCAATATACAGGACTGCTCGACAAGAACGGTACAAAGATTTTTGAGGGGGATATTGTTGTATATTACACAAACACCAACAGAGCAACAAACAAAGAATTTCACGAAGTTGTTTTTGAAACGAGAGGCGAAAGCGGATATTTCGGCATTAAAATATCAAATATCGAAACTTGGCAATTTTGCCTTGAGGTGCCTGCAAAACTTATGGAGATCATCGGCAACATTTACGATAATCCAGAACTGATAGGAGGTGAAACGAATGGATGAAGAAGAGATCTTGAACAAATGTAAGGAAAGGTTTTCCACGCATAAAGCAACGTTGATACAGGACACTGACCGCTATATGATTATTGATTGGCGCAGAGCTGATGGGAGTATCGACTATTACGTTAATTACATTCTCGACAAAAAAAGAGGAAGTCTGATAATAAGCGGCGACTTGGGAGATTGCATTGCAACGTGGTACAATGCGGTCAGTCCCAGACAAATGAGAAGCTATCTCAAAGATGTTCATTACTTCACAAGCAAATTTCAGTGTTCGACCGATAAATATATCTACGATCCGGACAGTGCTTTCGAAGACATCAAATACCAACTGAAAGACTACATGAAATTAGAACTCGAAGAACTGTTGAATGCCTGCAGAAAGCATTTATGGTATTCCGTTGATACAGAAGAAGAACTCTGGGACGCTGTAAAATCGGATATAGATGAGAATTGGTTTTCGGATACCAAACCGCATTATTCGACAGATATGACAAACTTTTTACAAGAACTGTACTATGAGTATTATGAGTGGCTTTATGACTGCGGAAGTAGTATAGATATGCGTGTATATCTATGGGCGGTCGGTTATGAAATGGCTTATACACAGTTGGAATGTGAAAAAACGGACAAGGAGACAGAATGAAAATGGCAGACATCAAGAAATGCAAGGAATGCAAATACTATCAACGTGTCGTAGATTATAGCACCGATCCCAGAGGGTTGTTGTATGATGCGTGTATGTGTGCGCCACATTGGTGTGCAGAGATAAGAGTAACCTTGAGTTGCCCTCTTAGCAGAAAGGAGAGAGCAACAAATGAGATGTGACTGTTGCCCCTTATGCCCTATCGCTGAGGACGATGCGTGCCCCGAAAGCGAAGGAAAATACGGAATAGAGCACGCTGACGGTATGCTCGGTTGCCGGCACCCGAAGAATTGGGCGAAAAAACGAGATGAAGAACATACGGAGCACCTTTCCGACATGGGCACGGATATGGGCGTAGAGTTATGTATATCAGAAGATGAACTGAAAATAGCAGTAGATTACTGCAAGCACATGGTAGGGCTTGATTATGTAAAACCGTACCGAAGACATGGCAAGGCGTTTTATAAACCGTATCGTAATTATTGGGGTGCAAATCCCGACGGCGAGCCGATATTAGATAAACTTCCGAGGTTTCTCATAACGAGAGAAGCCGACAGAAAAGGTGTTTGGTACACATTAACTACTGACGGTTTAAAATGGCTTGGCAGACAGCTGAAGATAACAATTAAATGTTAAGGGAGGTGTAATGTTGGAAACGAACCGTATGGACATCAATTCCGAGGGCTATCGAGATCCGACGGCAGGCAAGGCGTATGAAAATATATGTCGTGAGGAACGTAGAAAAGAAGCGGAAACGCTTGAAATCCTCGGCAACCTCGTCAAGACAATCAAGAGGGTTGCAGAGCTTGCAGGTTTTGAAGTTGTCGGACGAATATCCCTCAAGCACAAAGTGACAGGAAAAGAATACAGATAGAAATAAATTATACAGTGCTGCTACAACAGAAGATTTCGGACTTAAAGCCAAAGGGGGAGCTTATGCCTACTTACTTAGAAGATGAGATCATCAGAATAGCAGCCAAAGCAGGTGCCGAAGCCGCTATTCAAAAAGAAGCTGAAAAAAAGAAAGAACTTGAAAAGAAAAAACACTCAAAGCGGCTTCGTAACACTAAACTGTTGCTGGAGCATTACCGTGAGTTTAAGGCGTATTCTGCAAATGCAGTCTATAATGCCGAAACATCACCGCACGCTATTGATATACTCGAAGCTTTGTGGATAAAGGATGACGACCGCAGAGAACTTGTGATTGACAGCATAAAGCGCAGTGCGGTGCGTACTATGGTAATCGTATCGCATATTGATACAATGCTTGACGTATACAACAGCCTCGTTGAGAAATCTAACGATGAGTTGGAAAAACGGCGTTGCAGAGTCATCACCGCCAGATACATTTCTGACGAACAGCTCACGATAGAAGAAATCGCTCGTGAAGAAAGCATAGAGCCAAGAACCGTATATCTCGACATCGAAGCGGCGGTAAGTAAGTTGTCTACCCTATTCTTTGGAATCGATATGTTTCTTAATGTGTGATTTCAAAAAGTCTTCATTGACACTTCAAACGGTCCGTGATACAATGTTATCGTAAAATCCTATATGTAGTTTCTCCTTAGTAGCAAAGAAGCGGCATATCTCGCCGGATATGCTCAAGTATTAAGGAGGTTCTATGAAAAATCAAAGAAATGTTGAGTATATCTCGCCGGATATGCTCAAACCACACCCAAAAAACTCCCGTATACACTCTGAGAAGCAGATAGAAAAGCTACAGAGAAGCATACGGGAGTTTGGTTTTGCAAAGCCTGTTATAGTTGACGAGGATTACACCATACTCGCAGGACACGGAGCAGTGCTTGCCGCAAAAGCCGAAAACCTTAAATCAATCCCCTGCTTTATCCTTACGGGGCTCACAGACGAGCAGAAGCGAGCGTATATCATTACGGACAATCGTATGAGCGATTTATCCTATTTTGACATGAACGCCGTTGTAAGCGAAATTGAGGAGCTTTGCGGGCGTAATTTCGATGTTAGCATTACGGGTTTTGATGAATCTCTGATATGCAATGACAGCCTTGACAGTCTTGAAGATATTTTTGAGGAGAAAAAGCCCGAAAATAGCGATGATGAGGAAAAAGACAAAAAAGACAAAAGCGTGATCTGCCCTGAATGTGGTCACGCTTTTACGCCGTGAAGCTGTTCCTTGCAAGCTCAGAGGGAAAGCAGTATTTAAAAGACGAATTGATGAAAAGCCGTTATTTGCTGACGGCTTTTTTCTATTACCGAGAGTGGCAAAGAAAGTTGATAAAGAGTACCGATATGTTTTTGCTCGATTCGGGGGCATTTACATTTATGTCAAACTCCAAAGGAGCTATGCCCGACTGGAACAATTACATATCGCAGTACATACGCTTTATCAACGAAAATGACATTCAATATTTTTTCGAGCTGGATATTGACTGCCTTGTCGGATATGACAAGGTAAAGGAATACCGCAAACGAATCGAATGTCAGACACAGAAACAAGCTATACCGGTATGGCACAAGAGCCGAGGTATAGAAGAATTCAAAAATCTGTGTGCCGAATACTCATATATTGCGATAGGCGGCTTCGCAATCAAGGACATAAAGCCTGCGGAATATAAATACATACACTCTCTGCTGAGCTATGCAAGAGCGCATAACACCAAAGTACACGGCTTAGGGTTTACGCCTGCCGACGTAGAAAAATATGACTTCTACAGTGTTGATAGTTCATCGTGGACGATAGGCTCACGATATGCAAGAATATATCTGTTCAAGGACGGCAGAATGACACAGGTAGGCAGACCCGCAAACACACGGCTGAAAGATTATAAGGTGTTGGACGCACATAATCTCAAGCAATGGATAAGATTTCAACAGTACCTTGATAGATGATAGGAGAACATAAAAATGATAAAGAGCGAAAAGAATTTAAATATAATGACAGCACTGTTTTGTGCCTGCCTTGTCATATCGAACGTGGTGGCCTGCAAGGTAATTGACACAGGCATATACCTGTTCGGAAGCGTAATAACAATCCCCGGAGCTGTGCTCTGTTACCCTTTAACATATTTGATAACAGATATTGTAGGCGAAAAATGGGGCAAGAAATCAGCTAATCGCATAGTGTGGATAGGGCTTGCCACACAGCTGCTCGCAACATTCATCATAATGGTGACGCAGTATATGCCTACAGTTTCGGCAGAAACGCAGAAAGCCTATGATATGCTGTTAGGGCAGAACTGGATATTTACACTCGGAAGCCTGACCGCATATCTCATCAGCCAGAGCTTAGACGTTTCGGTCTTTCACAAAATAAGAGACGCATACATAAAGAAGCACGGTAGCACAAAAGGCGGTCGCTGGATATGGAACAATGCGTCAACGCTTACAAGTCAGCTTGTAGATACCGCAATATTCTGTGTAATTGCTTTCGGCGTTGGCTTTGGTTGGCTGTGGGATAATCCTCAGGCTGTCGTAAATATGGTTATAGGTCAGTATCTTGTAAAGGCGTGTATCGCTTTACTGGATACTCCTTTCTTTTATTTTTTCACAAAAAGGCGTTCTGCCGAAGAAGATTGCTGTGAAAATACGAATTAAATAAAATCCGAAGCGGAGAGGTGGGATAGGTGGGCAGACAAAGAAGCCCTAACAGAGATAGGGCGTACGAGATGTGGAAAGAATCCAACGGCGCAAAACCGTTGAAGTCTATAGCGGAGGAGCTCGGCGAACCTGAAACACTTGTCCGTAAGTGGAAATGCCAGGATAAATGGGATAGCAAAAGTAACGTTACCGAAAAGAAAAAAGGTAACGTTACCAAACGCAAGCGGGGCGCACCGAAAGGCAATCACAACGCAAAAGGGCACGGTGCACCGAAAGGAAACACCAACAGCTTAAAGCACGGCGGTTACTCAATGCGAATGTATGGCGAGGGACTGAGCGAAGAAGAACAAGAACTATGGGACAGTATGGATGAGGACGAAGAAGAACTGCTGCTTGAGCAAATCCGCTTTTACCGATTAAGAGAACGCCGCATACTGATAGCAATTGCGTCTTTGCAGGAAGAACACCAACTGATAACAGGCGTAATGCGAGTTGAAAATAAACGTAACTTCAAGAACGCTTCAGAAATGGAGCGGTATAATGAGCAAATCGAAGAAAAGGTTGCAAAGGGCGAACGCCTTGCAGGTGATGCGTTCCAGATGCAGACAATGACGGAAAACAGCTATAAGCGCATAGAACGGCTCGAAGCAGAACTGACGAAAGTACAGCGAGCAAAAGTCGAGGCTATCGGTAAGCTTGCTGATATACGCAAAAACCGCAACGAAGCTACCGGAGATGAGGCGGTTGACGATTGGGTAAAAGCAATTATGGACGGTGATAGCATTGAATAGACAAGATTTTATCGCCGAGCGCATTAAGCTTTACCGAAAAAATCCTGTGCTGTTTGCTAACGAAGTAGTATGCTTTACACCTGATGAATGGCAAAGCGGTGTGCTTATGGACGTGGCTACAGCACCGAAAGTTTCTGTCCGCAGTGGTCAGGGTGTCGGCAAGACAAGTATCGAAGCGGTTATTGCCTTGTGGTTTTTATCGTGTTTTCCTATGTCGAGAGTTGTCGCCACTGCTCCTACAGCAAGACAGCTCAATGACGTGTTATGGGCGGAGCTGTCAAAGTGGATAAGCAAAAGCCCACTCCTTAAAGCTCTGCTGAAATGGACTAAAACCAAAGTCGAAGTAAGAGGCTACTCGGAGCGGTGGTTTGCGACAGCAAGAACAGCTACTACAGCCGAAAATATGCAGGGTTTCCACGAAGACAATATGCTGTTTATCATAGACGAGGCCTCGGGCGTCAGCGATGAAATCATCGAAGCTATCCTCGGTACGCTGTCCGGCAAGAACAATAAACTGCTGATGTGTGGCAACCCCACTAAAACCTCAGGCGTGTTCTTTGACAGCCACAATCGTGATCGTGCGTTATTCAAGACGTATCGTGTTTCTTCACTTGACTGCCCTCGCACTAACAAAGAAAACATAAACGCAATGCTTGAAAAATACGGACGAAACAGCAATTTCGCCCGTGTTCGTATATATGGGGATTTTCCCGAGCAGGAAGACGATGTGTTTATAACACTGTCTGCACTTGAACGATCGGCAAATACGGTTATCGATGAGAAGCCTGTTCCTGTTACCGTGCGCATCGGCTGTGACGTTGCCCGATATGGCGATGATAAAACAATTATCGGCATAAAGGTTGACGAAAAAGTGAGCTTTTACGAAAAGGCACAGGGGCAAGACACGATGCGTACAGCTGATAACATAGCAATGTGCTACAAAAAGCTGATAGACAGATACAGCCAATATAAAGGCAAAATCATCGTCACTGTCGACGACGGCGGTGTCGGTGGCGGAGTTGTTGACAGATTACGCCGTATATGCAAGGCCGATCCGCAAACTTACGGGCGAATGAAGGTAGTGCCTGTAAAATTCGGTATGAGGATACGTCACCGCTACTATTATGACACGACAACCTATATGATGTCTGTCGTGAAAGAGCTGTTGTCTGATACTGACAAAAACGGTGAAGCAAAGCCGATAGAACTTGTACTGCCGAAAGACGATGACCTTATAGCACAGCTGTCATGCAGAAAATATACAATGACTGAAAACTCGGTTATAAAAATCGAAAGCAAAAAAGAAATGAAGGCGAGAGGGTTACCCTCTCCAGATGAGGCAGACTGCGTATTGCTGTTATGCCTGCCGATAAAGAAGGACTGAAAGGATGTTGAAAATGTCTGATGAAAAGAAAAAGCCGTCTGTTACGATAGGTGTCAAGTTTGTGGACGCACCGATAAAAAAAGCCCTGTCGGACACGGCTATGGAAAAAACAGACGAGTATACAGCCGGAGAATGGCTCGAACCACCTGTTCATCTTCAGGACCTCTACGAAATGTACAGGCACTCTTCAACGCTTCCTCAGTGCGTAGCCGCTTACGAACGCAACATAGCCGGCTTTGGAATTTCTATCGAATATTACGATGACAAGAGCGAAGATGAAGCAATGTCAGCTGAATATACAAAAGCCGAAAAGATACTGTCTTTGATGAACTTTGACAAGCCTATTGAAGGGGTTTTCAAGGAAGCCATAAGAAGCCGTGAAATATACGGAATAGCGTACATCGAAATCATTCGTAATGCTATGGGCGATGTAGTTCAGATCGAAAACATAAGAGACGTTGACACTATCCAGAAATCCGTTCTTTCGAAGGAATGGTTCGAGGTGCAGTACATGGATAAAGGTGTCCCGTTCACCTATAAAAAGCGTTTCCGCAAATACAGACAGCAGGTAAGCGGTAAGTACGTTTATTTCAAGGAGTTCGGCGACAAGCGAACGCTTGACATCCGAAGCGGTGATTACGTTGATGAAGTGATCCCCGCCCAGTACCAGGCAAACGAAATACTTGAAATAAAAATCGGCAGTATGCCTTACGGTGAGGTGCGTTGGATAGGTCAGACGCTTAGCGTTGACGGCTCAAGGCGAGCCGAAAACCTTAATAACACCTACTTCCGAAAAGGCAGACACACGCCTATGGCGATACTTGTCAAAGGCGGTACGCTGTCTCAAAAGAGCTATACTAATCTTCAGCAGAACATAACCGAAATTGAGGGTGAAAAAGGACAGCACGCATTTATGGTGCTGGAGCTTGAAGGTTTAAACAGCGACACAGGCTTTGAAAATACTCAACGCCCTGAAGTCGAAATAAAAGACCTTGCGCCTATTCTGCAAAAAGACGAGCTGTTTCAGGAGTATCTTGACAACAACCGCCGCAGGATACAGAGCGCTTTTCAACTTCCCGATATATATGTCGGCTACAGTTCCGATTATACAAGAGCAACAGCCCAGGTTGCAATGGAAGTTACGGAACAGCAGGTCTTTCAGCCCGAAAGAGCAAGCCTTGAATGGATTATCAACAACAAGCTTCTTAACGGTTATGGCTTTAAATACGTTCATATAGCATTCAAAGCGCCCGAAATACGCAATCCCGATGATCTCTCCAAGATACTCGGCATTACGGAACGTGCAGGTGGTTTAACGCCGAACAAGGCAAAAGAAGTAACGTACAAGTTCCTCGGCGATGAATACGAGGACTATCCGGACGAATGGGGCAACATTCCTATAGCTCTTGCTCAGCAATCGTCCGCTTCTCCTGCACCGGCAGACGATACACTGATAGCCAAAAGCTCAGATGATGTTATATCGGTGCTTAAATCAATACGGGACAGGTTTGAGGAATAGAAACACTATGGATAGAAAAGCTTGCTGTGATGCTGAAATTATTGAGTGCATTAACAGGATAATTGAGAAAGACAACGACAAGCTTTACGACAAACTCAAGAAAATGGGTATAGCTTTTGCGGCAATGACGGTCCGGCAAATATCCTTGCTTGAAAAGCGTATAGCAACAGCAATGAAAAAATGGCATAAAAGCGAAAAGACTTCTCTGCTTAATTCAGAAAGTCTTTTTTCTTTTCTGTCCTCCCACACCACAGAATCGGAAGCTGATGCGGAGCTTGTGCAAGCAGTTTCACAGGCGGTTGAAGAAACCTGTGGCGATGTATTACAAGCGTCGGCAGATCAGTACATACGGCAGACGGACGCTGAACTGTCGGTGACGGAAATAAGTGCGCCGACAGCGGCGGCGGTAAGTGAGGCAAGCGTACAGGCAGGTACATCGGTTTTAAGGCACGTTACCGATGAGATAAGTAATATCATACAAGAAGCGATAAACAACGGTGACAGTGTTGACGATGCGGCTAAACGTATCTTTGACGATAGACTGCGTGACGAATATTACGAAGCTCGCCGAGTGGCACAAACAGAAATGATGCGTACACACGCTTACGCAAAGTACGAAGCCCTCCAGCAGTCGCCCGTTGTAAATGCTAAGCGGTGGAGGCATACAGGAGCAAAGGGTGCAGCTTCAAGAGAAAATCACGTCAACATTAGCGGTCAGACAGTGCCGAAAGACCAGCCGTTTACGCTGACGGGACGTGACGGTGCTACATATCACCCGATGTTACCGCATGACACCGCATTGCCTGCGGCAGAAGCAATCAACTGTCACTGTATACTCGAAGCAGTTATAGACAAAGATTTGAAATCCCTGCCGCCCGAGCAAAAGGCACAAATGCAACGGGATAATATCCGTATGCTTAACGAGAATTATGCTGAAAAGAGCGGAAAATACAAGCAAATCGCAGGCTTACCGGTTGACAATCAGGAAAACGGTGGTATAATGAACTTAGGAAGAAAGTTCGAACGCAGAGAGCAAAACAATGGCGCATTTTCTTCGTTGGATGTGCCAATGCAAAAAAGAGAAGTGCTAAAAATATGTAAAAAGTATTCGATTGCTACTAAAGGAATTACATTTAAAATTCAGCGCTCAGAAAAATTTATATCTTTGCCTTATTTTGGTTCAACCGATTATAATAACATTGGAAGAATAGATTTGTTTCCAAACGCTTTTTGCTCTGAAGAAGAGTTAGTTAAAACCATTCTACATGAAAAATGTCATGTGCTGCAACTTAAAAGATATGGAAAAGAATTTGCTCAATTGAATATCGACCGTATGGAAAAACAAGCGTATCGGTTTGAAAGCATATTTTTCAATATAATAAAAAAGAGGTGATATTATGGAGTGGACCGATAACCTAACAAATATAATAAATTTCCACGAAGTTGGAAAATGTCCTTGCTGTGGAAAAGAAACTGTTGATTATAGATTGCTTGAAGGCACTAACGGATATGGATATGGCGATATTTGGTGTACGAATTGCAAACGGGCATTTCATGTATCACGAATAAAAATATCAAAAACGAATATACGCAAGCAGCAATTGCCAGCTGGATTAAAATATTAACTTTTACCGCCCCTTTTGGAGCGGTATTTTTATATCAAAAATCAGAAAGGAAGAACTACAATGGAACTTAAAGACACGGTTGCACTTATGGAAAGCGCAGATTTCAAGGATAGATTCAAAGGTGAATACTACCAGACAAAGATTCGCTATGAAAAGCTACATACAATGATAGTGAAGTATGAAGCAGGAACGCTAAATTTCGAGCCTAAATGCAGTATAGAACTGTTAAAGGAGCAATCAGCTGCGATGGGTAAATATCTGTATATGCTTGAAGTAAGAGCAACCATTGAGGGCGTTGAACTGTAAGAGAGGGTTATTGTTATGACTACAAGGAAATACCGCAAGAAGCCTGTTGGTAATATATCGGAATGAAGCACCTTAACGGGTGCTTTTTTTATATTCAAAATCAGAAAGGAGGACACCGATATGAACAATATCGAAAAGGCAATCGAGATAAGAAACGCAAGAATACGTTTTGTGTCACTTGTCGATAAGGCGGCAAATCTTCAGAGCTTCCTTGTTACCAAAAACAAGGACGGCGAAGCAAGCTTCACGACCTGCGGACAGATAGTAAAGGCGGACGCAGATAATCACTATGTCACAGGTATTGTCTATGAGCCTATGGTAAAAGACTCACAGGGCAACTTCATGACAGAAGACGAGATAGTCAAGGCGGCAAGGTGGTATGCAAAGAACGGCAATATGGTTGATGTTCAGCATAGCTTCTCGCCGCTTTCTTCGGCTTCGGTCGTAGAGAGCTGGGTCACAAAAGCGGATTTTTCGCTCGGCGACAAAGCGGTCAAAAAAGGCACTTGGCTGATGACGGTAGAGATTTCAGACGATAAAATCTGGAACCGCATTGAAAAAGGCGAGATTACCGGCTTTTCAATGGGCGGTGTCGGTGAGTATGCTACCGAAGACGTTGACATTGACAATCTCGAAAAATCATTTAGTGATGCCACTCCGAAGAAGCGCAGAGGTATCATAAAAACACTGCTGTCATTACTTGACGGCGAAAAACAGGAGGAAACAGAAGTGACAAAGGACGAAATGAAGGCTATCGTTTCTGAAACGATAGAAAAGTCTGCCGGCTCTATTGCGGCGGAAGTTGCTAAGATCATCAAGGAAGAAGCTCAGGCGGCAGATAGCGGCACATCGCAGGCAAGCTCCGAGGAAAAGAGTGCAGAGGTCGACAACACAAAGGATGCCGAGAAAAAAGAAGAACCTCTCACAAAAGAAGAAATCGGCGCAATGATTACTCAGGCAGTCAAGGAGGCAGTTCCTGCAATGCTCAAGGAAGCTCTTGCCGCACAGAGAGGCACAACACAGCAGAGCGATGAGGCTGACGTAAACAAGTCTAAGGACGGTGCTCAGAAGAAGCACTATCTTGCAGGTATCATCTAAGGAGGAAAAAGAACCATGTTCCAGAACGAAGAGATCATCAAAGGTACAATTACCACCAACTCCATTTCAAACGGTCTGCTTAATCCTGAACAGGCTAAGCAGTTTATCAAGCAGACATTTGACGCTACACCGCTTGCGAGTGCGGTACGTCACGAAATGCGCAGAGCAAGAACGGGCTACATTGACAAGATCGGCATTGCAAAGCGTATCGTGAGAAAGAAAGTAGAAAACACCGACGATGGCTACAGAGCAACTGTAACACCGTCACAGGTTGAGTACAAGACAACGGCCATAAGATTACCCTGGGAGATTACGGGCGAAACGCTCAGAGAAAACATCGAGGGACAGAGCTTTGAAGCAACAGTTACAAATCTCATGACTACACAGCTCGGTGTAGACCTCGAAGACCTCTATCTCAACGGCGACGAGGCAACACCTGCACAGTATGACACAGGTAAGAAGGACGGAGAAACAAATCCGATTATGGCGGCTACTCCTGATTACGACTTCTTATCTATCAATGACGGCTGGATCAAGCAGATTAAGGCTAACGGGCACATCGTTGACGTTTCAAGCAAAAACAGCGGTGCAATGTCACTTGATATGTTCTATGATGCGCTGAAGTCCATGCCGAACAAGTACAATAACGGCAAGCTCCGTTGGGTTATGTCACCCCACAGAGCGCAGGAGTGGGAACTTTACCTGCTCAACAAGGCTATTACAGCCGGTGGCATGATACCTCAGTCAATGTACAACGAGCCTGCAAAGATACCCGTAATTTCTTGTCCGTCAATCGCCGATGACTGCATTCTGCTTACCGACCCCAACAACCTTATCGTAGTTAATACATACGGTGTTCAGATTCGCAAGACAGATACCGACAAGGAATCTATTATGCAGGATAAGATTTTCTATGCGGTGCATCTTGACTTTGACGCAATTATCGAGGAAGCTGATGCAACAGCTATCATCACAGGTATTGCATAATACAGGAGGGTGCTATGTATAAGTTAAGACTTATCAAGGGGCTTTCATACAGTGGGGCTGTTTCTGCAACAAGGAACAGCCCTTTTGTATCGGTTGAAAACAAGGATATTGCCGACAAGCTTATTGCAGACGGCTATTTTGAACTTGTCGAAACCGCAGAAAAGCCTATTGAATATAAGGACCTGCCGCTTGACGAGTTAAAGTCTATTGCCGCCGAGCGTGGCATTGATATAACATCGTTAAAGAAAAAGGCGGATATTGTAAAAGCGATAACCGACATTGAAGCTGACAACGCAGAATGCGAGGCTGATTACGGTGAGTGTGACGTGGATAACAGCTGATGAGCTGAGGAGCTACACAAACTATCCGTCAGTAAAAAGTAGGAGCGATAATCAGCTTGCCATAGATATAAAGCGAGCTATGGCGGCAATCACGAACTACACGCATAACAATTTTGCTGACGGTGAGATACCCGAAAATGTGAAAACGGCTTGCTTACTGCTTGCGGAAGCTTACGCTTATAACGCAATGGCAACAAGCAAAGAAATGAAGTCGGAAACATTCGACGATTATTCGTACACGGCCAATGACACGCTTGTAAGCATATCTGACTTAAATCTGGCTCCTTTGCTTGATGAGTATGTGATATCAGTACAGAGCGGAAAGGTCGTTATGAATTTAAGAAAGCTGTAAAAGGAGGCGGTACAATGAGTTTAGACGCTTTGCTAAATCACAAATGCAACATCTATCACTTGCAGGCTGTTGAAAAACAGGTTGGCTATGGCTTGCCTGCTACAAAAGAGTTTAACTACTCCGATGAGCCTGACTGCGCAGATGTTAAATGCCATTTTTGTACCGCCAATACAGGCTTGAGCCTTCAAACTGCCCCTGCGTATAACGCCGTATCCGCTTCTGTAAAGCTGGTGCTTCCTGCATCTACAGATGTCCGTATCAATGACAAAATTGTTGATACGGAAACCGGATACGAATACACCGCCGAAGTGCCGAGAAATATCCGTAATCATCATATTTTTGTTATGTTGACTCGCAGAGAGGAACAGAAAAAGATATGAACAAGAAGTATGTAAGCTTTGATTACTCGCAGATAGAAGATTATCTGCACAAATTTGAAGAGCTGCGTCCCCGTGTCGAGCAGGTTATAAACAACGTGCTGAATGAATGGGGAATAATCTTTTTGAACAAAGTTACGGATAACATCATAGAGTGCAAGTCTGTAGTAACATCAAACATGATCGCAAGCTTTACGTTTGGTGATACCAACAGTATATGGGAAGTCGATAAGAACTCGATTACTGTAGGTAGCAAGGTCAGGTACGCTTACCTTGTCGAAAACGGACATTGGAACATGGGGAAAGATGTTACTCACAGGTTTGTTCCAGGCTACTGGAAAAGCGGCGATACGGGTGATAAGTTTGTCTATGATCCGACCGCTAAGGGCGGAATGATGCTGAAACGGAAGTATATTGAAGGCAAAAAATTTTTTGCTAAAGCTCTTCTGGAAATGGAAGGGCAGATAGGCGAGATATTTGACAGCTACATGGCGGAGCTGTTGGATATATTCTGACAATGTGTGTGAGGTGGAAGAATGATTATTACAAGCGAAACGGCAAGTATTGCAAGATTCATCATCGAGAACGCCGTGGAGGGTACAGTGCCGTATTATGAAGAAATGCGAGAGAATTTTGCTGTTCCGTCTGTTTTCTTCCCCTCACCCGTTGTTTCTTCAAGCGAACACACCGTTTCCTCGTATTCGTTTATATACAGCTGGAGCGTGGTTGTGTTTGCGACTAATGACGATTTAGCGTATGAAAACGCTATAAGGATTGCAAAAGCAATTCGTGACAATGCTATGCTGATCCCTGTCGTTGACTCTGACGGTCAGCCGACAGATGATTATATACGCATAACAAAATGCGAAATAAACGCAAATGATAGTTGTGCCAAAAGCATAGACATCGGCTGGCGAAGCACTGAATTTTACAGAGATGTAAGAGAGGTTAAGCCTACAGCTGATGATGTGATGTGCTCTATCTCAAGAAAGGAGAATACATGAGCAAAAACACTAATGCAACAACAGCAAAGAGCGAAAAAACGGAGCTTGTTTTTACTGTAAAACAGCTTCGTCAGCACGCTTTAAAGCTGTTCGGAGTAACTGTCAGCACATTTGACGGTGCTGCTTACGGGCTAGCAGAAGACGCAAAGTTTACCGTAAACGAAATGGCAGAAAAAATAAGACAGTGGCAGTCAAAGGAGGTAAAGTAACAAATGGCAGGTGGAAGATTTGACAAGCGTACCGGAAAGACACGCCCCGGCACCTATATCAACTTTGAGAGCTCGGTAACCGAACTGATACAGTCGTCTGACAGAGGTGTTGTGGTACTGCCTCTTATTGGTCATGATTACGGACCTGAAGGCGAGTTTATCACCATTGACAACGGCTCTCCCGATGAGCATTACAACAAACTCGGTTACAGCGTTTATGACGCAGGCAATCAGTTTATGCTTATGATAAGAGAGGCGTTAAAGCTCGCAAAAAGCGTAATCGTATATATGCCCAAAACGGGTACTAAGGCAACAGGTACAGGCGGTGGCCTGACCGGTACAGCTAGGTACGGCGGTACACGAGGCAATCAGTTTTCTTTCTCTGTTGCTTCAAACGCCGCAAGCGGCTGGGACGTAAATGTTTATATCGCAGGAACGGTTGTTGAGGAGTTTGTCGGCATCACAAACGCCGCACAGCTGACAAGCGAATACATTGATTTCGTTGCTTCGTCCGACATAGAAGCTGTGGCAGGCGTTGCTCTTGAAGATGCAACAGCTTCAGAAGCATCAAACAGCGATATAACAGCTTTCCTCGATAAGCTCGAAAGCATAACGTTTAATACACTTGCGTTTCCTTCGACGGAACAGTCATTACAGACGGCTTGTAAGTCAAAAATCGTTTATATGCGTGAGAATATGGGACGTTGTGTAAACGCCGTTCTGCCTAATTTTGCGGGCAACTACGAGGGCATTATCAACGTTACAAACTCCGTAATACTGAGCGATGCAACGCTTACAGTTTCACAGGTAACAGCATGGGTAGCGGCGGCTTATGCTTCGGCAACTGAAACGCAGTCAAACACCTATCTGAAATATGATGGTGCAGTTGCCGTAAACGGCTTAAAGACACACGAAGAAAGCATTACCGCTATCAATGGCGGTGAATTTTTCTTTACGAACCTTGAAGACGGCTCGGTTGCGGTTGAGTACGACATCAACAGCCTTATTTCGTTCGGCGACGGTAAAGACTCAAGCTACAGAAAAAACCGTGTAATTCGTGTCCTTGACGCAATCGCAAAGTCTATTCAGGATAATTTCCCACCTAACAAGTTTGACAACGACGAGGACGGCTGGAACATCATGGAGGGCATAGGCGTTTCGCTGCTCAAGGAATACGAGGAAGAAGGGGCTATAAAGAATGTCGACACCGAAGCGGACTTTCTTGTTGATAAGGTGCGTTCTTCCGGTGATTCAACGTATTTCGATGTAGCAATCACTCCCGTAGACAGCGCAGAAAAACTGTATTTCTCGGTAACCACAAGATAAGGAGGCAACAGAAATGCGTAACGATATATCAATCAGAAACGGCAAGATAATGCTTGACGGTTACACAGTATATGACGGTGTAAACTGCACTATCACGGCAACTCCCGAAGTGCAGACAAGCAAGTGTATCGGCGACAAGGGAGAAAGCTCTCGCTGGATGGACTTAAAGTATACCGGCACTATCACACGTCGCAGAGCTACAACATGGTTAAGGGATAAGATTAACTATTATCTTAAAACAGGTAAAACACCTGTGTTTACCATTCAGGGCACGATGAATGATAAGGCTTCGGACTACTACAAGAAGAACAAATCAATAACTACAACAGCTACAGGCTGTGTAATAACAAGCGACATTAAGCTCCTGGAGCTTGACGTTACAGGTAACTTCCTTGAGGATCAGATCAACTTTAACGCATACAGCGTTGTAACGAAGTAAATAAAAACAACTTGGAGCGAGCTATAAAAAGCCGCTCCGAAGTTTTATTATAAGGAGAAAACAGTATGAAAAAGAATTTATCCTATTTTATGAAGAAAAACAGAGAGCCCGAAATCGTTTCTGTGTTAGGTCCTGAAAGCTTTGTAGACGAAAACGGCGCTCGAATCATGTTCCAGATAAAGAAGTTAAGCACAGCCGATATCCGCAAGATCAACAACGGATATAAGGATAAGCGTGTTGCTTATGGCAAGAACGGCAGACCTTATGCAGAAAACGGCGAGGTGCTTTTTGTTGTTGACAATGACAGAGAAAAGGCTCTTTCACATATAATCGCAGAGGCTCTTGTATATCCCGATCTTAAAGATGAAGAACTGATGAAAAGCTATGACTGCTTTGATTTTACCGATATGCCTTCGCTGGTGTTCGATGATATCAATGACTACAACTCCGTTGCAGAAGCAGTCATGAAAGTATGTGGTATGGCATCGGCTGAGAGCGAAGACGAGGAGATTGAAGAAGCAAAAAACTAATTGACAGCAAGGGGCTTGAGTATTGGGCGCACGTTCTTTGGCAACGTCATCATCTTCGTATGGAAGAGTTTAACGATATGCCAAGAGAAACGCAGTTGTTTTACATAGCATCAGAGCTGTACGAAGCAGAAAAGCCCTGCGTTCCCCCTGCTGTTAGATTGTGAGGTGAGACATACGGCGGAGAAATTACAAGCAAAGTTTTCGCTGATAGACGACTTCTCGAAAAAGCTTGATGTAATCACAAAAGCCGGAGATGCGTGTGTCAGAAAGTTTGATACTATCGCCACTTCTGCCGACAAGGCAATGAATAAAGTGGCAACAGGATTAAACAAAGCGTCCGATAAGATGTCTCAGACAGTTTCAAGCGCCGCTGATATGTCGGCGGCTACGGATAATGTTACAGATAGCATAGGGCAGACAGCGGAAGCTTCCGACGTACTTGCAAAGAAACTCGATGAACTGATAGAATTACAAAAGCAAAATTCGGAATCATCAGCAGTATTGCAGTCCGACTATGATAGCTTGAAAGAAAAGCTGGAACAGGCGGAAAAAACAATCGATGAGCTTTCTGGAAAAATAAAAAAGCTTACCGAAGAAAGTGAGAAAGCTCCAAAAGGATTTGAAGCTTTAGGAAATGTAATTCAGGCACTCGGACTTGCAAAAGTCGCACAGGAAATAAGTGCGGCTTTACTCGATTGCTCACAGAGTGCGGCGGAATTTGAAACGTCCGTTGCAAAAGTGTCTACGCTTGTAGATACCAACAAAGTTTCAATGCGTAGCATGAGAGATGAGCTGTTGCAGCTTTCGGGAGAAAGCGGAAAGAGCGTAAACGACCTTTCTGACGCTACATATCAGGCAATTTCTGCAAGCGTGGAAGTTGGAAATGCGATTGCTACAGTTGACAAAGCAAACAAACTGGCTGTAGGCGGTTTTACGTCGAGTGCTACGGCGGTTGACGTGCTCACGACGGCTCTTAACGCTTACAACCTGTCTGCCGATCAGACCGAGTATATTTCGGACATTCTTGTTACGACGCAGAATTTAGGCAAAACGACCGTTGATGAATTGGCAAGCTCGGTAGGCAAGACTATACCGCTTGCGGCGGCATATAACGTAGAGATGGATAATCTGTCTACTGCGTATGCCCAGCTGACTAAAAACGGTATTGCGACAGCCGAAGCAGGTACATACATCAAGTCAATGCTTAATGAGTTGGGTGACAGCTCGAGCAATGTTGCCAAGGCACTGAAAGATGAAACCGGAAGCACCTTCGCCGAGCTTTCGAGCGAAGGCAAATCAATAGGTGATGTGCTTGACGTTCTCGTAGATAGCGTAAACGGCAATCTCACAAAATTCAACGAATTGTGGGGTTCGGTAGAAGCGGGAACAGGCGCATTGTCACTTGCAAAGGCAGGTAGTGACGCATATAATGACACTCTTATGGCAATGAAAGACAGTGCAGGAGCTACCGAACTGGCATATAGCAAGATGATGGATACGACAGAAGCCGCATCACAGAAATTCAGCAACAGCGCTCAGAACGTTGCAATAGCGATAGGCGATGATCTCAATCCTTGCCTTGAGGCTATGTATAATGCAGGTTAGGTCAGTTTACAAGGAACTACACGCAGACCACGAAACGGGGGCTGCTGACAA